ATGAGATCCAGCGTATAAATACCGAAAATGGCGGGACGAATAGGACATCGTTTTTTGTATGACATCAGAAAAGGGTTTAAATATGTTTCCAAGTATCACCTTTTCGGATTGAGTATATATTTGAGCGGCTTGTTTTAAATCGCTTGGCAATAATTATTGGATGGATGCCTAATAGTAAAAGGAATTTTATAATACGAACTTGTTTACTATTTAATTTGGCAGTGCAGTAAGCCCCATTATGCATGCGCCTACCCAGCCTAGTTGTATGGGCATTGTTTTCGCGGATGGTACACCATTCTAGGTTTGAATGATGATTGTTACTTGGGTTAGCGTCTATGTGATTGACTACTGGCTTTTCATTTGGATTGTCTACAAATGCTATTGCGACTAATCGGTGTACTTCGTAATTCTTTGTTTTGCCATCCTTGCGCAGTTTTACCTGCACATAACCCTTATGCCTGCTGGTTGGGTATGACTTACTTATAGCAGGTTTGAGCATTTTGCTTTTCCAGTGCATTGCTCTTGGCTTATCATAACGGTCTTGCTTGACAACCACCACGCGCCCTAAAGAGTTGACCCTGCCAAAGTTACTTACTTGATACAAGCCCTCATAGCCGATAATGTCAGACCATAACTCCAATTCTGTCATGGGCTACATTTTAACATAGGCTGTTGTATAATAATTCTTATGACTGGCATGGAAATAACATTTACTCAAAAAGTAGCCGGGGCGGTTGATGCTTTAAACAATCCAACCTATACCACACAGGAAGTTGTAGTTGATGATTGCCTAGTCGCACCAATTACTGAACCAAGCACAGCTCGCGAGCAGCAAGCAATGGAACAATCCAAAGACCAAGTGCGCGTACACATGCCAAAGGCTAGTACGGCTAATGTTGGTGGCAGCAGCTTTGTTTATGACGGCAAGACTTTCCTGCTTGATAGCTCTAGTGTTAAGTTTATGCTTGAGAATACACCCACTCGCTGGGATAGGTACTTTAGAGCTGAAAGTGTAAATGCATAATGGCAAAAGTTGATGTAGAGGCAGTAGTAGTTGCGTGGCTTAATTCAATACTAGGCAGTGGCTGGGCAGCTCATGGTGATAAGCCGGATAATGCCCCGGCTCAATATGTATTAGTAGACCGTACTGGTGGTCCGCGCGAGAGCATGGTGCTAGACAAAGCCGAAATACTAATTGAGGTTTATCACAAGACCAGCCGAAACACAGCCAAGAACAAAGCCAATGATATTGCTGACCAAGTTGTAGCGCTTGAGGCTTATAGTGCAGACATCACCCATGCCTCGGTCAATTCAGTTGTAAACTTGGATGACACACTTGGACAATACCACCGCTACCAAATTTACTGTGATGTATGGGGCGCTCGCAACAGTTAATAAATGTGTTCAAAAAAGTTATTGCAATTAATGTGGTTATGTTATAGTGAGAATAAGTCAGACTAATAAACGGTTACTCACCGGAAAGGAAAGAGGGGAATGGCTGAATACTTTAAAAAAGATGGCGATGATTATGTCAAGGTAGATGATACTTTGCTTAGTCAGGCGGATGTAGACAAAGTTGTTGAGACTCGTTTAGAGAGGCAGAAAAAGCAATATGCTGACTATGACACTCTAAAAGAAAAAGCTGGCAAAGTTGATACAATCGGTAAGGAATGGGAAACCAAGCTAGGGGAAAAGGACACCGCCATTGGCGAACTCCAAGGCAAGTTAAAATCTGCCGAACTAGCAACCGAAAAGGTTAAGGTAATCCATGAATTTAAGCTATCGGATGAACTTGCTGAGTTTGTCACTGGTGAAACCGCAGACGAAATGCGCGAGAGAGCTGAAAAGCTGTCTAAGGGCATCGGCGGCGGCAAGGTCGTAATCAATAAAGACCCTAAGCCCGATGATAAAACAACCGATAGCAAGAAAATCGCTAAAAGTCTATTCGGCTCAAAAGAATAATCTGACGATTTAAACTAAACTCTTAAAGGAGTAAATCGTTATGGGTAATCCCCTCCGCTTAGCAGCCCTAAACCTTGCCAATCACACTGGCGAGAGCTGGGTTAAAAACATTCGTGGTGGTGTGCTTTCAAAGCTCGCCCCATCAGCACCTGATATTAAAGTAGGCAGCACAGACCACTTTACCTTTACTGGTACACCAAAAGCTGAATTGGTGGGTGAGTCAGCTAGTAAGTCATCTATGGACGGCACACCTAGCAAAGCTACCGTTAAGACCTATAAGGTCCAAATCACCTATCGCTTTAGCAATGAAGTCATGTGGGAAGATGAGGACTACCAAGCTGGCATCGTTGATGCCTTGGTTGCCAATGTCGCTACAGCCTTGAGCCGCGCATTGGACTTGGTTGCCATTCATGGCATCAACCCTCTTACTGGTGAAATCGCATCTAGTGTTACTAACTACTTTGACAAAGCTGGCAACGGCGTTGCGCGAGTAGTTTCAACTGGTGATGTACAGGCTGACTTGGAAACTGCTGCCGCAGATTTGCAAGAGGCTGGTTACATCGCAACTGGTATTGCGCTTGACCCTGTATTTGCTGGTCAGCTCGCTCGTAAAAAGGATGGCGAAAACCGCCCTCTTTACCCAGAGCTTGGCTTAGGTTTCGGTTTTGATAGTTTCCAAGGTCTACAGGCTGCATCTAGCGATACAGTCAGTGGTAGGCAGGAACTTGAAAGCTCTGAGGTTAGCATACAAGCTATCCTTGGTGACTACCGAGCCTTTAAATGGGGTGTCGCTCGCGAAGTACCGCTGCAAACCATTGAATATGGTGACCCAGATGGTGCAGGTGACCTAAAGCGAACCAACGAAATTGCTATCCGCGCAGAAGCTGTGTTTGGATTTGCAATCTTTGACGGTGCTGCTTTCAGTATCATCAGCGAAGCTGGCGCAAGCTCTTAATCCGAGCTTAACCACTGAGAATGAGACCGCTTTACGGCGGTCTTTTCTCTTTTGCGTGGTAAAATAAACACATGACTAAAGCAAAACTATTGCCCTACATAAATAGATTTACCGGCGAAATTCAAATTATGACAAAGCACCAAGGCAAAGAGCTTAGTGAAGATTGGGCTAGAGCAAAAATGGTTACAAATAAACAAGGTGAGCGAGTATTCCGTTTTCATTTAAGCGCCCCGGTTACAGGCAAAGATGGCAAAACTCATATGGGTACTGCTATAGTAGATTTGACAGAAACCGAAATGCCAAAAGAGTTGGAGGTGGCTGATGGCAAGCGAGACACAAAGTAAATACATAGCTGATTTATGTGTACTCAAGACCAAGGAGTTTAAAGAGGTCAAGGAGTTACTTATTGCCAATGAGATTATTGGTGCTGACGCTGAGACTGTAAAAACGGCTCAGTCAATCGCTGAAATCACCCATGCCCTAACTGACCTACAAGCATCCAAGTTTATTGATGTGCTTATTTCCGCCAAAGAGCCGATGCGTGATACATCCTATTCAAAAAAGCGCGTGGAAAAGACTGTTGCCATACTGGATGATATTAAAAAAGACATTGCCGGTTGGGGTTTTCAGTAATGGATTACGCTAAATTAGCAAACTCACTCACACCAAAGGTACTTGCAGCGCTTGCCTTGCTCAATAACCCCGAAATTGCCCCGGCGGTCCGGCAGCTCAATCAAGAAATCCTACTCAGAGAGGTAGGCAAATCTATATACGACAAAATCTATGACATGAATGCCTTTGATATGGAAATACCACACACTAAAGGCGCAGGCATTGATGACCGTTACTTTGGTCTGGCTAAAGTATCATCTGCAAGTGTATCTACAGGTGCATTGGGTCTAAGCGAGTATGTAAAGAACTATCTTGATAGCTCGGCAAGCAAAGCTCAGTTTGATGCATCAGTAAATGCCAAACAGAGTGGCAAGCGCACTAAGATTATTCGTAAAATGAATGGCGAAAGCTGCAAGTGGTGTGAGTCATTAGCTGGTAGCTATGAAAACCCAGATAGCGAAGTTTTTAGACGGCATGGCGGTTGCGACTGCAGCATTATCACAGAGGGCTATAGAACCCGGAATGGTCTATTAGATAACTATGTCAAGCCCACCACTTGAGCTGATACTAGAGGGCAGAGTACCTAGTAAAAAAAACAGCCGGGCGCACACTCGCACTGGCATATCAGTGCCGAATAATAAATTTATTCAATGGCAGAATGATGCACTAAAGCAGGTCCGGGCGCAAACCCGGCGGCGCTTTTATGTGCCGGTCAGGGTTGAGGTTATTGTCTACTTTCCTACTATGGGTAGAGCAGACTTAGACAACCGCGTTACAAGCATCCTAGATATGCTAGTAGAGTCATTAGTGTTGCGTGATGACAGGTGGCAGGATGTGCCACAGATAGAAGCGCGGGCTGAGTACCGCAAAGGTGACCCCGGCGCATTCATCCGCCTGACAGAGCTTGAATAGCTTGCCATAGCCCTTATGTTACAATTACAATATCTGGTATAATAACAATCAATAATAACTACGCTTACGGGGCGGCAAAAACCGGCTTAAAAGGACAGAGATGCAACCAAGCCAGCCGCAAGACCCAATGGAACAAGAAGCACAGCTACTAGCCCAAAAGCTAGTTTTGGAGTTAGCGAGCCATGAGCCAAGGGTGCAGGATAAGTACGAGTATTACGATGCTGATAATGACATTCGTGACTATGGCATATCCACCCCGGCTAAGATGGTTCATTTGCGACCCGGCATTGGCTGGGCAAGCCGCGCCGTAAACACACTTTCAGACCGCGTTGTATTTGAGGGCTTTGCTAAAGATACCTTTGGCATTAACACTTACCTTGAAAGCATTAATGGTCTTAGCGTTATTAATAACATCAAGCACGATACCTACATTGGCGGCTGCTCATTCGTGGCTGTCTCTGATGACCCAGAAGTTGATAGGAAAATACTTGTACCATTTACAGCCACTGAGGCAACCGGCAAGGTCAACCAGACTACCGGGTTGCTTGAGTATGGCATGGCGGTCACTCGCTGGGCAGAGCCACAACCCAAAAAACCCGGTATTCGCTTTGCACCTGCTGATTATATAGTGTTCACCCCTGTCTATACCGCTATTTTTATAAGTCGCACATTATCAGAAGTTATACCTAACCCCACCGGGCGTTGTTTATTGCATCCAATGACTCGCAGAGCTAGTGCAGCCAAGCCACTCGGCAAATCACGCATTAGTAACACTGTGCGCCGTATCATTCAAGAAGTCGGACGGCTCAAGCGCCGCGAGGAAATCGCTGAGGAATTTTATAGCCTACCACAACGCTACATTACTGGACTGGCTGAGGGTTATAAAAAGAATGCAGACCTAGATAGTGCCATTGGTAAAGTATGGACTATAACTAAAGATGAGGATGGTGAAGCCCCGACTATTGGTCAGCTCGCTCAAATGTCCATTGACCAATTTGAGACCGCCAAAAAGGACAAAGCGCGTGATTTCTGTGCTGAGACCGGCTTAACACTCCGCAACCTTGGTTATGAAACCGGCAACCCTAGCAGCGCCGAGAGCCTAGTAGCTATGTCAGATGACCTATTGCTTGAAGCAACCAACAGTCAAGAGGAAATGGGCAAGCAGATTAAAGAGCTTTGTATCACTTTACGCTTGGCGCTTGATGCCAATGACAACATACCAGACGCTTTGCGCGAAATCGTGCCTGCTTGGAAACCTATATTTCAGGTTGATATTGGCGCGACTGGTGACGCTATATTTAAGCTGTTTGAAGTTATGCCAGAACTGCAAGGCACTGTTGCCAGTTATCGTTTCTTGGGCATTGGTATTAAAGAGGCTGAGGAATTGGCGGCTAAACGCGCCGCAAGCACCGCAGGCTCGCTATTTGGTGGAGGTTCACAATAATGGCAGGCATCACTACACCAGTAACAGCACCTGACAACTATGCGAATTATGAGGACTTGACCCTATATTGGAAAGCGCCAAGCGATACCGCCAGAGCTGACTACATCCTAAAGATGGTTAGTAACCGGCTTAGGCAAATGGCTACTGACCTTGACCAAGACTTAGATGCTCTGGTTAATGCCAATGTTGTGTATTTCCTAAATGTGCAGTCAGTGGTTATGGAGGCGGCAAAGCGTGCATTGCAAGCACCGTTAGACCAGCAACCCACAGAGACCTATGGACAAACAGCCGGTCCATACTCTGAGAACTTTAAATATAGCAACCCTGCTGGTGACATTTACTTTAAGAAATCAGAGCTTAAACTAATTGGTTTTTATGGCAATCAAACACTAAGCAGCATAAGCACATCCCAAGATTTATATGGGTATAGCATTTATTCCTCATAGGGGTTTAGTATGAAATTCATGCAAAACAGACTTACTTTACGAGAAACACACCCTAACCTGTTTTTCGCAATCTTTGTTTTTGGTATATGGGGTATGCTAACCAGCATCAACTTTTTGACAAATAATGTCCAGCTACCTCTTGGAAATATACATTATGTTATAGGTACGCTTTATCTTGTATTCAGCTTTTCAAAGTTTGCCGGATTAATCAACCCAAGGTTCATAATGATTAGTAGAATGGGTATGCTCGGTTGCATGGTCCTAAGTAGCCTTATTGCGGTAGTGTTTTTCGCTTATTATGCTATCGGGCATATTACTACTTTACAGAGTGCATTAAACTTCTTAGCTTTAGGAGTGGTGCAGCTTGCAGCTATGTCAGAACCATCTGCCAATCCACTTACTATGAAGCGAGAAAAAACGGATGTTAAGTAATGTTGATACATCAAGCGTTGTTGCTTTCTTTGGCATCTTATCTACTGGGCTTTTGGGCTGGTTCGGTTATAGACGCTCAAAAAAGGCGGACTCGGTTGCGGAAAGAGCTGGCGCAGTTGAGCAAATCATTGGTGGGCTTAACACCCTCGTTGATAACCTACAAGACGATAATAAAATCCTCAGAGATAATGTAAAGGAGCTACGCGATGCCCTACAAGCTGTCACGCAAGAAAGGGATGAAATTAGAGCCGAACTTAAAGCGCTCGTCCGTCAACATGGAAAAGCTGCTTAATAGACTATTCTTTTTGATACTGCCGGTATTGCTTGGGTTGAGCCTTACCTTTTCATATTACAGCGCACAAAAATCATCCGAGAACTCTAAAAGAGCTGCCGAAATATCAGAGAGGCTGCAACAACAGAACGAGCGATTGCTAGGCATTAATGATGCCCAAAAAGCCAGCCTAGATACTACAAAGGCTGATATAAAAGACCTCAAAGAAACCCTACTCTGCATAGGGCAATACTTTAGTCGTGATGACAGAATTACCCTAAAGATTACCAGCTATTCGCCATGCAAAATGGAGAATATAAAAACAGGGGAGGTAACAGTTGTGCCTATTTTTTTAGCAGCACCGCAAACAACAGCCGTAACTCCTCAAGTGTCCGGTCAAACTCAGTGCGATTTTCGTAATAGTGGGTCATCCTCTAATAATAAGCCTTGTGATAAGAAGTCGCAGTCAAATAGCTCACAAAACAAGAGTGAAGTATCCCCAAGACATTGACCTGTGCTATACTAATTAACATAAGCAGAGCTTTCCGTAACGGACTGTTGTGCCATCAAATTGTACAGGAAACTTAACCATGAATGATGCCGATAATGTGTCATTTGGTAAGCCGAAATCTACAGGTGCTGTTTATGTAGCGCCTGCAGGTACTACCCTGCCAACTACAGCTTGGGAAACCTTAAATGGAGCATTTGAGGGCTTGGGCTATGTTAGCGAGGATGGGTTAGTAAACGGCGTTGAGACTGACACCGAGGAAGTAAACGCTTGGGGTGGAGACTTAGTATTAGTAGGTCAAACCACTTTCAAAGAAATGTTTACCGTCAATCTCATTGAAACCAATGCAGAGGCACTAAAGGTCTATTATGGTGATGACAATGTAGTTGAGGAGGGTGACGGTTCAATAACCATTACCCAAACCAATGAAATGTTGCCGCGAGTGGTTGTCGTATTTGAGCTGGTTATGACCGGCGGACGCATCAAGCGTATCGTTGTGCCTAACGCGCAAATCGCAGACCGCAGTGGTGAAATCACCTATGTTGATGGCGAAGCTATTGCATATCCAGCCGTATTTGTCGCTTATCCCGATGAAAATGGCGATACTCACAAAGAGTACATTGCAACTGCTCTTAGCTCTTAACAGCCACCTCACAGTCAGAGCCACCCCTTTTTTGGGGTGGTTTTGTTTATGATATAATTTCAAACATAACTAATTAGGATTGGAGCAAATACTATGGCTGATGAAACGCCAAAAACAGAACAAACTACCATAAAAGAAATTGAGGTTAGGGGCTACAAATTCAATGTAGACACTGACATGCTTGACGATGTTGACTCACTTGAATTTATTGAGCGTATTGAAAATAAGGGTCAGGTCGCGGTGGTCTTACCGTTGCTCAAACACATTATGGGTAATGACAAATTTGAAACACTGAAAGCGCATTTTGTAGCTGAGGATGCCAAAGCCAATGAGGGCAAAGAGGGTTATAAAGCCCGAATGCGAATTGAAGTGCTTAACGATGCCTACCTAGCAATAATTGAGAAGTTTGACCCAAAAGGTTAGCCTTAATAAAAATACGCCGCGAGTATTTTGACCAGCTTGAGGCAGACTTTCAGCAATACTATAACCTAGACATCGCGGTGGTAGACAGACGAAAAGCAGCCCGGTTGCTGTTTCAACTACCGCGTGAGTGCCGGGTGTATGCAGCAGTAAACCCGGCTGTGCAGTGGGGCTGGCTTGAGAGCTTTGCCAACAAAACTAACTACCTGCTAGAGCTGATGTTGTGGCAAAATACGCCAATCAAAAAGGGTGAGAAATCAATGCACAACCGGCGCAAGCCTAAGCCATTTATACCTGACTTTATGAAAGTAGAGCAGCCACCTAGCGAGATTAATAAAGATGCCGAAACACACACTGTTGATGATGTTAAAAGCCTATTAACACTACCGCGAGGGGTCTAAAAGCACTCCCCTGCCACTCCCCCGGTGCTAAAATCGTACAAAAAACGAACATCGTAAATAACAGGGGTGTTGACCACTCCCCTGCCCCACCGCAATAAAATTTACAGCTGGTCAAACACCTTACGCCATTTTTTAATGCGACACCCAAGGCAGAGCAGGGGAGTAACCGATAGCATCACCCATACGCATGAGCTATACTTAGTGGTATGACCAAAGATGTATCATTTGCGCTAGACCCAAAAGGCGGTGAGGAAATCTTGCAAGGCATGATGATGGCAACCGTAAAACAAAAGGCTGATGCTATCGCAGCTCGCGCTGCAGCAATGGCAGGCAGTATGTCCAATAAACCGCCCTCTATTTCAGTCACTACAAGAATAGGTACAATCAAGCGTGGTATTCGTGCCATCGCTACCATTAGCGCGGAGGGTGATGATGCCCACCAAAACTACATTGGGCATTATGTGCTTGCCAGAGCTAAGGATGCCGGGCGCGGATAAACAGGTTATGTTATAATTTCAACATAAAAGCACGCCAACGGTTGCGGTAAAACTGGCAATTAATAAAGGTAAACCCCACCCTATGGCAGACATCGGAACAGCATATGTAAAAGTAGCCCCAAACATGCAGGGCATCCAAGGCAAGATTGCTGCTGGTTTTAAAGGCTCTGCAGGTCCGGCTACTGCCGCCCTTGGTGACGAAGTAAATAAAAATAGTGGTCCATTTCAGAGTGCATTAGGCAAGCTAGGTGGCTTTGCCAAAGGCGCTGGTGTTGCTATTGGCGCTGGTATGCTTGCTGGCGCAGCAGGGCTTGCCGCCCTGACCGGCAAAGCACTCATGGCTGGCGCAGAGCTTGAGCAACAGCTTGGCGGTAGCGAGGCGGTATTTGGCAAATACGCGGATAGTATCAAGCAAGCGGCTGAGGACGCGTACTTTAAAGCCGGGTTATCCCAAAATGAATTTCTGCAGGGCGCTAATAAGATGGGGTCTCTATTCCAAGGCGCAGGCTTTAGTGTAGAGAAATCAATGAATATGTCATCTGAGTCAATGCAACGAGCATCAGACATTGCCTCAATCATGGGTATAAGCACAACCAGCGCCCTAGAAGCTGTCACCGGCATGGCTAAGGGCAACTTTACCATGATGGACAACTTAGGTGTTGCAATGAATGACACCGCCATTGGTGCATACGCTGCCGCCAAGGGCATAGACAAAACTACCTCTCAAATGTCTATACAAGAAAAAGTAGGTTTGGCACAACAAATGTTTATGGAAAAAACCGCTAAATATGCTGGTAACTATGCCAAGGAAAACAAGACACTTGCAGGCTCGCTAAACTCTACCAAAAAAGCATTTGATAACCTGCTATCCGGGCAAGGCGATATTAGCGGCTTTATTGAGCTGTTAGTAAATACCATTGAGATTGCAGTACCGCAGATAGTAGCCATCCTGCCTAAGCTGGTCCAAGGCATCGGTGCAGTCCTAAAGGCGCTTGTACCTGCTTTAGCTAAAGCGCTGCCAGTATTAGTGCCAGCTCTTATTACAGCAGTCCAAGACCTATTGAATGCCCTCATAGCGGCGTTGCCTACCATAGTCAAGGTCTTGGTCACCGCCCTACCAATTCTCATTAAAGCCTTTGTACAGCTATT